CCGCTTGCGCCCCTTCGGCCCGGCATTCGCCCGGTTAAAAACGGGGACGCATGATGAGGGTGACAATGCGGCGATTCGCCGCGCCCTCGGGCACGTGGAAGGCGCCTACGCGATCGCGGTCCTCTCCGAGAAGGAGCCCGACCGTGTCGTGGTGGGGCTGCTGTTACAGTCCCGCTGCCCGGTTCCCTGCCGTTGCGCTCCCTGTCGAGAGGGCTGCCTTCAGCCACGCTGCGGACTTCTCGTCGGCAGACATGCTCGGAGGCGGGGCAGGTTGACGGGTGGGCGGCACGAGGCCACCGCTCTGCGGGGGAGATTCCAAAGTGGGAGCGTCCGCCGCACCGAGCTCGATCTGCGAGGCTCGACCCATCGCCGCGTAGACCTGGTCGAAGGCGCTTCCGCCCTCCACCTGGACCCGTGGCTGGATCTCGAGCATCGCCTTCTCGACCTTCGCGTACGCCGCTGCGTCCCGGAGTTGGGGGTACTCACCAGCCAACTCCCGCCTCACGAGCTCCGCCGTCAACTGCTTGACCTGGTCCACCAGGGGCTCGGTCGCTGCCGCGATCCGCTCCTCGGTGTAGCCAGCCATCGCTGTCGCCGTCGCCGTCAGGGCCTCAGGGATCCCCTCGTACAGATCACCGTCCACGGGTTGCAGAGCAGCCGACATGTCCGGCCCACCAGCTGGGCCATCCGAGGGTTGCGCAGCGTCTCCGCCGCCCGCCTCGGTGTCGGTGCTCCCCGCCGCGCCACGCGCTTCGAGGGCTTCCAATCGCTTCATCAACGCGTCCTGCTGGTTGAACGCCTTGTCCCGCTCGGCGCGCTGACCCCGGAGGGTCTCCGCTTGCGCGAGCAGCTGTTCAGGCGACAGCGCGTCGATGACGTCCTTGTGGAGTTGGTTTCGCTTCAACTCCTCGCGGGCGCTCTCCAGCGCCGTCTCAGCCGGGACCTCGGGCTCCTCGCCCGACCCCGCCGGGGCTGCCTCGACCGGCGCTTCGGCTGCCGGGTCTGCGGGCGCTTCCATCGAGGGCGCGCCGTCCGCCTGGGACAGAAGCCCCTGCAGCATCTCGGCGTCCTTCACGTCCTGCGCCTGCGCAGCCTGTTGGGGCGTCACCTCGACGCCCTCCTTGCTCTCGTTCTCTTCCATGTCCTTTCCCCAATTAGAGTTAGATCAGCCGTCGAATTCAACGTCCATACCCACGTCCCGCATTCTGGAGGCGTAGTCCCGTGCCTGGGATCGCCCCTTGAACATGGGAGTGCCTCGCTTGTCGTACCCGTCCGCGTGCCTCGCGATCGGGTCCTTCCGGTCGATCTGGTAGTTCTTGAACAGCCCGTCGAACTTCACGCAGACCTCGTGCTGCCGCCCACCGTCCCCGGAGGGCAGGCGCTCCAGCTTCCGCCCGGCGCGCGTCGTCACCACCTCCCCGATGTCGTGGGGCTCCTCATGGCCCGCGAGTTGCATCAGCACCACGGCCCCGGTCGCCACGTCGCGGTAGCGGTAGATCCGTCGCAAGCCCCCGTTCTCTTTCACTTCCTTCATCCGATGCCCCCCATGCCGCCCAGGGCCGCGCCTGGACCGCCGCTCGGGGATTGCGCCCCGCCGCCGCCGGCGAACTGCCGGCCCTCATGCATGGGACCAGAGGGACCCGTGCGCTTCGGGGGAGCAGCACCGCCGCCCGCCCCGCTGTATCTGCCGACATCGCGCTGCAGCCTCGGCTGGTTGTCCGGCGCGGCCTGCTCGAACGCCCCCTGCTCGGCCATCGCCTGGTTGTCCACCATGTCGTCCAGGTCCGGGAGCCCGTACCGCTGCGCCATCATGTCGTCCAGCTTGTCCCAGCTGACCCCGGGGAACTGCGTCCGCATCGGCAGCGACGGCAGCAGGTAGCCGATCACAGCCTGATCGACCGCGCGCCCCCACTCGCCCTGGCCCATGCGCTGCATCGAGTACGCCTCGATCTCGAGCTCCAGGTCATCGAACGTCGCATCGCTCGACTTGTCGTGAAGCCCACCGTGGAACCACGGCTCCTCCATGCCCTCCTCCTCGCCCACCTCGGCACCCAGGGGGAAGACCACCGACGAGTCGTGGTACAGGTAGTACGCCACCTTCCGCAGCACGTCGCTCATCGCGTCACCGAACGACTGCCGCAGGTACGCGAGGCGAGCCGTGGTCGAGTCCGCAGCGATCGTGTGCTCGGTCGCCGTGCCCTCCCCGGTCACCTTGCCCTGCTGCGCGTCGTCCATCGCTGACACGCGCTGCAGCGTGTCCACGGTCCACATCGCGCCCTTGTACATCGTCTCGGTCGCGCCGCCGATCTCAGCCTCCGCGAACTTCTGCTTGTCGAAGCCCGGGATCCCCACGTAGAAGTCGTGCTGCGCCCGCTTCAGCTGCGCCGCAGTCTTCGAGTCCCGCTGGTTGTAGAGGATCACGCGCTTGTGCCGCTCGTTCGACCGCTCGACCGCGCGGGCCTGGCGGTTCGCTGCGCGGATCTGCGCCTCGACCGCGACCAGCGGCGACAGCGGCCACATCCTGTTCGGCAGCTTGTACGCGCCGAAGACCACGTACGGCCCCTTCGCGTCCCCGTAGTAGGGCTCCGGGTCCTTCGCCAGCGCCCACTCGTAGTTCTTCGGACCCGACGCCGCCTTCGCGAACGTCAGCAGCGAGCCGTGGTAGCCCTGCTGCACGCCCTTGCTCTCCTCGCACTGGTAGCTCGCGACCCAGACCGTCAGGAGCTCCACCTGCTCGGCGTTCGTGTCCCGGTCCCCTGCCTGCTTCCGCAGCGGGTCCACGTGTTCCGCCTCGCCGCCCGGCGCAGCCCCGCCGTCACGCAGCCGGCGCAGCACGTCCTGCTTCCACTTCGAGTCCTCCTTCCCGTCCGCCTCGCGCATCAGGTCCTCGATGTTCGCGAACCAGCTGTGGCCCATGTACTCCGCGCTGTCCATCGTCAGCGCCTGCGAGTCCACGAAGAACATCTGCTGCGGGACCCGGTAGACCGCCGGCCACATCGACCTCTTGACCGCAGGCAGCACGTTGCCCTCCTTGTCGAACAGCGCGCGCTGGTCCGTCTGCCCCTCCCAGCGCGCGGGCTCGCGAGTCACCATCGCAACGCCCCAGGCGTAGCAGAAGTCCTGCGCAAGCTCCTGGCCCACGCGGCGCAGGTTCACGTCGCGCACCCAGCGGTTTAGGCCGTGACCGATCGCCTTCGCCACGTTGCCCTGCGTGCCCGGACGACGCGTCGTGACGCGCGTGCGCGGGTTGTCGTACATCAGCCGCCCCACCATCAGCGAGGTGTAGCTGTAGTAGTGGTTCCACGGCATGTACGTGGCCGTGACGCGCCGCGAGTAGTGCGGGCCGTGCCCGGCGGAGATCATCGCGTCCATCGACCACAGGTGGTCGTCGCGGAACTGCGTGTCCCGCTTGATCCGCGCGCTCCATCGCTCCAGGTCTTTCGGGTCGGAATAGTCCATCAGTTCACGTAGCCCAGGTCGTCGATGTCTTCGTCGGGCCACAACTCGTCGGGAGCCGTGGTGTGCTCGGTGCTCAGGAGCCGTTCGTCGTGCTCGAGAACCGCAGCGTGATCCAGTTCTGCCCCCAGCTGGCCCGGGGACCACTTCGGCCCCCACTCCTCGCTGAGGTCCGTCCCCCATCTCCACCCGCACCACATCAGCATCGCGTCGATGCCGTGGTCCACGCACCGGGGATCCGGCTCCTCGCGCGCGGGCCTGCCGTCCTTGAGCTCGGCCCACCGGAAGTCCGGGATCTCCTCGACCAGCCCCTGCGGCTTGAACTGCTCGCGCGACACGGGGCACGGGGGGCGCAGGAAGGCGTCCTCCGCGAACAGCAGCGTGCCGTCCGCCAGGTGGTCCTGCACCATCGCGATGTTCGCCATCCGGTAGCCCGGCTTCTTGACGACAGCCTGCACCAGGTCGCCCTCGTCGCGCCCGCCCAGCGGACCCAGCCGGTCGTTCAGATAGTCGATCTGCGCCAGGTCGCTGTTGTCGGCCACGATCAGCTTCAGTTCGTACTTGTCCATCACGGACTCGATCGCCTCGCCCCACCAGTCGTACCGCTTCTCGCGCGCGTAGATTTCGCCCACCCGCACCGTCATCTCCCCGAGGTGCCCGAAGATTTCGAGCGCCTGGGCGTGCCTCTTCCCGAAGTCCAGCCCCGCGCCGTACCAGTCGAACTTCAGCCCCGCGCTCGGCTCGTCCGGGTCCAGCAGCCAGTCCTTCAGGCGGGTTGTGTGCTTCGCCGCGTCGTAGTGCGACAGGATCTGCCCCTCGGCGCTGACCCACAGCCCGTCGCGCAGTCGAGCGCGCCGCGCGCCAGTCAGCGCATCGAGGCGCGCCTGGTCCCGCTTCGTGAACACCGGGTTGTCGCAGTGCCGCGCTCGGATCCGGCGCATCTTGCCGTCCAGCGCCCGCTTGTTCAGCCAGTGGTTCGCGTGCGACGGGTTGCAGTCCGCGACCATCTGGTCCCAGTAGACCGGCTCCCCGTCCCGGCCAGGGCCAAGCTCGATCTTCTTGTTGCGCACGCGAGTGCCCAGCTTCTCCCACTCGTCCTGCTCCCCCTCGGTCGCCTCGAAGTACGCGACGAAGTCGTACTCCGTGGACATGATCCGGTCGGGGTTGTCCATCCCGCCGAGCACGATGCGCGTGCCGTTCGGGAAGT